GGATCGTCGCGTCGCCGCCGATCACCTCGGCCAACGTGCGCGTGATCTCCGGCGACGGGGCGGGGCGCTTGCCCAGCCGCAGCTTGCTGATATAAGTCGGATGGACCGTGATGCCAAGCTCCGCGCATTCCGTCGAGATCTGCTCGAGCGTCTTGCCGGAATGCTTGATGTAGTCGCTTAGCAATCGCGCATAAGACATGGTAGTTTCCTCCTCTCCAGGACACCGAGATTGGCTCGGTTTCAAGCGTTTCTTTCATTGTAGCGATCCTAGACTATTCTGTCAAAACGGATTTTGTCCTAGACAAAATAGTCTTGACACGCTTTGGACGGACAGGGTATATTTTCCGTAGACAAATCAGTCTAGTTATAGTCGAGCGAAGACTAATCAGTCTCGTAAAATAAGAGAAGGAGTGGATACGGATGAAAAGCGCCCTATCAAACGAGAACAAAATCCGTAGCGGTATGGAGGCCGCGCTGGATGTCGAGCAGTGCCGGGACGCCGTGTGCTCCGCCTGTCCGGGCACGGTGTGGGGGAAGAAAAGCATCTGCCGGGTGCATAATCTCTCGATCGGCCAAATCGACAGCTGTCCCGAATGGCTGAGTCATTCTGTGCGGACCCAAGTTGCAAGTCAGGCAGCGGACAAGGAGCAGGACCTGGAGCCGATCATGCAGTATGTGCAACAGGTGGACACGGAACTGCGGGACTTCAGCTGGACGGTGCGGGAGATTCGGAGGCTCGAGGAGGTGCTGGAAAAGGCGGCGATGGAGATCGGTCCGCTCAACATCCGGCTTGTCGCCCAGTACGGCATCGAGGCGGCATTGCCCAAGGGCAAGGGGGCCAAGGTCGGCGAGCTGTCGCTCTCGGAGATGCAGTACGAACGCACGGCCAAGCGGCTCGTCGAGCTGAAGCAGCGGGTCGAAGCGTTCACGCAGGCGACGGACAAAATTATGGAGGAGCGGGAGCGGACCGTGCTGGACTGTCTGATGACAGGCGAACGGATGAACGATATCGCCCGCCACATCGGCGTATCGCGCCAGCGGCTCCACGAGATCCGGCAGACCGTCATCCGCAAGCTGACGCTGGATATCTACCGTCAGTACCTGGAGTCGGAGGATGGCGAGCGGGAGTAACGAGTCAGGACGCAAGCGAGCAGCCAGCGAGTCGGCCCCTCTTCTCTCTAATGGGAAGAGGGGCCGACGTGCGCTTGGCGGCAGCGCCCGCATCGGCGGGAGGGACCTGGAGATGAGAGGAACCTGGAGCGGCCACTGGTGGGCATGCAACTGCACCGTCCGTCGGTCAGCTCGAGTAGGTTGACATTTCTGACACGGCGGACAAAATAGACAAAAATAGAAACGTATGTTCGTATCATGATACACTGAGCTCAGCGGAACACATGAACAGCAACCGGACACCGGGCCATCCTTCCCAAGCAACGGAAGGGTGGCCCGTCGTCGTCCGGCGGCTGTTCGGCAGCGCCGCAGGGAGGTGAGAAAGATCGCAACCATTACCGAAGTGAAGCAAGGCGTGCTCGATGCGCTGGCGGCCCGGTTCCCGGACTTCGCCGTCTATGAGGGCGAACTGCCGGAGACGCCGGCGGCCTCGTACTTCCACGTCCGGCTGTCGCCGGTGACGCAGGAGCGCCAGCTCGGCCGCCGCTATCGGCGCACCTACGGCTTCGATATCGCGCTGGCAGCGCCGACGCCAGACGAGCGGCTCGAGACGGCCGACGCGTTGCTCGACGAACTCGTCTACATCGAGGTCGACGGCGTGCCCTGCCGGGGCAGCGGCCTCAAGCACGAACTGGTGGACGGCGTGCTGCGCGTCTATGCGCAGTACGAGCTGCAGCTGGTGCGGGAGGCGGCGGAGGAGGTGAGGATGCAGCACTTCAGTCAGAAAGGGTCGATTAAAGCATGAGAAAAAAAACCGCTCCAACAGAAAAGAAAACATTCGAAAAACAACAGCTTGCCCGTTCTTCTAAGATGGCCAGTTGGAATATGGATGCGCTGCAAACAGTACTGAAGCAGGACGTGCCCTACACCATCGCGGAGGCGGAACAAGCTATTCGTCAATTCATGAAAAAGGAGGCCAATTAAATGGCTGGAGGAACATGGACAACTCAAAACAAAGTAAGACCTGGTGTATATATCAATTTTGAAAGTCAAGGACAGTCGCTTGGCACAGCAAGCGAACGAGGTGTCGTTGGTCTGGCTTTGTCTCTGCCTTGGGGACCTGCTAAAACATTGTTGCAGGTGAACAGCGGCGATGATGTGCAAGGAATTCTAGGATATGATCTAACCTCTGCATCCTTGCTTCTCGTGAAGGAAGCGCTGAAGCGGGCGCGTACCTTGCTGCTCTATCGACTTAATAGCGGGACAGCAGCGACCGTCACGGCAGGTAACTTGATCGCAACTGCGAGGTATGGAGGTGAAAGAGGCAATGATCTGTCGATTGTTATCCGGACGAATGTCGACCAGCCGGATAAATACGATGTGACTACCCTATTGAGCGGCGTTGTGAAAGACACGCAAGTAGTTGGTGAAGTAGAGGAACTGGTCAATAATGATTGGGTCGTTTGGAGTGGTTCAGGCGAGCTCGCGACAAGTGCTGGTATTCCTTTGACCTCGGGTGCTAACGGTACGGTAGTTAATGGTGATCATACCGATTTCATGAGCGCATTGGAGCTCCAAGATTTTCATACGGTGGCCTATACCGGAACTGATGAAACGCTAAAAGGTTTGTACGCGGCGTTTATTCGTCGCCAGCGCGAGCAGGAAGGTAAAAAAGTACAAGCTGTCCTCTCCAACTATCCGACAGCGGACTACGAAGGCGTAATCAGCGTGAAGAACGGGGTTGTCCTATCGGATGGCACCGTGTTGACAGCAGCACAAGCAACCGCATGGGTGGCGGCAGCAACAGCTGCCGCCACTGTGTCGCAAGGACTTACTTATGCAAGCTATGATGATGCGACCGACGCATCTCCTCGTTACACGAACAGTCAGACCGAGACAGCTCTTACTGCTGGGGAGTTCATGTTCAATGCTTCCGGAGGAAGAGCTTATGTGGAGCAGGATATCAATAGTTTGACAAGTGTCACACCTGACAAACCGAGAAGCTTTCGTAAAAACCGTGTTATTCGCGTGTTGGATATTATTGCAAATGACTTCAAGCGGATCTTTGAAAGCTCGTACCTTGGCAAGGTGAATAACAACGAGGATGGCCGAAGCTTGTTCCGTTCAGAAGTCGTCGTGTATCTGCAGAACCTTCAACAAATCAACGCTATTCAAAACTTTGACACGCAGGCCGATGTGACGGTCTCCGCTGGCCCCGATTCTGACAGCATCTATGTTGAAGCTAATATCCAACCGGTGGATTCGATCGAAAAAATCTATATTCGCGTCAATGTACGCTAACAAAGGAGACTGATTCAATATGATACTTGCAGCTCGCGACACCATCTCCGGCCAGGAAGGCCGTGCCTACGCTAATATCGGAGGCGAAGTCCATGACATGTTCTACATCAAAACGCTAGAAGCTACGGTTGAGAAGGAGAAAGTGGAAGTTAAAACACTTGGGCGCCGCGGTACTCAGCATAAGGCAAACGGCTGGAGCGGAACGGGTTCGATGACGATCTATTATACGACAACGAGGTTCCGTGAACTGATGCGTAAATATGTCGAAAGTGGTGTGGATACTTACTTTTCTATTAATATCATCAACGAAGATCCAAATTCCTCCATTGGAAAACAGGATGTTACACTGACAGGAGTCAACTTGAACAGTGTACTAATCGCGAAACTAGACACGGAGTCAGAGTTGCTCGATGAAGAGATTGAGTTTACTTTCGAAGGCTTTCAAATCCAATCGCAATTCAATACGCCTACAAATTAAAATGATTGCTTAGAAATGGAGGAAGAAAAATGTCTAACTTGAGCGCTTTTTACATGCAAAATGCGGCCCCACCCGAGCTTGAAGAGGTTGTGGTATCTTCACGCTTTAAAGGGCCAGATGGCAAGCCGGTCGCCTGGAAGCTGCGGAGCATGACAGAAGAGGAGAACGAAGCGATCCGTAAAGCCGCAACGCGTCAGATTAAAGGGAAAGGCGGTTCCAGAACGACGGAGATTAACGGCGACGAATACATCGTTAAGCTCGTCGAGTCAAGTATCGTCTACCCTAACTTGAAGGACGCGGAGTTGCAAAAATCGTATGGCGTTCTGGGAGCAGATAAGCTGCTGCGCAAAATGCTGCTTCCCGGGGAATACTCCATTTTGGTAAGTAAAGTGCAAGAGGTTAACGGTTTTGATCGTGATATGGACGAATTGATCAGTGACGTAAAAAACTGATGAATGAGGGGGATGCGGAGGCTAATTATGCTTACTACGCATTGCATGAGCTGCGCATTCTCCCTCAAGATCTGATGCGGATGAGTCGCAGGGAGCAGGCGGTCATTTATGCGATGATCGACGAACGCATCCAAGCGGAAAAGAAAGCGCGAAAATCAGCGAAGAGGCGTTAAGCTTCTTCGCTATTCCTACATAACGCTACTTGCCGGGCGTTAGGAAAAGGAGGGATTAGGATTGGCTACAACGGTAAGTATTAGCTTGCAGATGTTCGAACGTTTAAATCGTACCTTGGTCAATGCCCGGCAGAGCATGGAACAAACCATTCGTACTGCCGAAAGACTGAAGCAAAGCTTAACAACGCCTTTTGTAGTGTCGCTTGATACTATGCGCGCCCAGGCACGAATGGCGGAGTTAAGAGAGCGTTTGCGAAACGAGATCATATCCATACGCCTTATGTTGGATACGTCGAAAGTTACAGCAGCTAACTTCGGTTCCCTGATTGTAGCTTTTCAAAGCAAACTGGATGTTTCTGCGCTCCAGATCAGACTAGTATTAAATTCTCAACAAACAGTAAAAGCCATAACAGAGCTACAAAAGAAATTCAAGCTTATTACAATACAAGCGGTATTCAAAATCCCTGAATTACAAACCATTCGTGCTCAAATAAATCAAGCCATAAAAAAATTAGGCGGCGTGAACGTAAAGGTGAAGTTGATCTTTGATACTGGAACGGTATTAAAAGAAGTGGCTTCATTTCGTAAAAAACTACTGGCACGCTTGGGGACGATCGAGGTAAAGGTTGGTTTGCTGCTAGATTCATCGATTACCAAAGTGTTATCGGAACTTAGAGAATTGCTCCTTCAACTGACGTCACAGGTTAATAAACTAAATAGCGCGCTGAAACAAACCTCCTCAGGGGCTGCTGATGATGGCTCGAAAGATGACGACGATGATAAAGCTCAAGACAAACCTAAAAGTGTCTGGCGCTCATTAATGCCTGAATATAAAAAGATAGCTGGCATGTATAAAGCGATTGCAGACTCAATGATCGTTAAATCTGTGTTGGGCGGAGCTATGGAGCAAGAGCAAATGAAGGGCTCTTTACAGGCGCAACTCGGGATTGACTCTACCCAAGCAATGGGAATGATGGGGAGGGTTAACGATCTTTTTACGGCTGGCTGGGGCAGTTCTTTGCAAACCGTAACCAATGATTTTGCAAAAGTGCGTCAAAATTTAGAGGTGTTGTCTGGGGATGCTGCGGAAGCTTTTTTGAGATCTGCTTATGCTGTTGAGAATATGTCTTCTGGCGCCACGAATGTGAATGAGTTAACGAAGGTTACTCGGACGCTTATGCAAAATTTTCAAGGGCTTAGCGAGACTGAGGCGCTAGATTTAATAACGACCGGCTTTCAAAAAGGCGGAAATTATGCCGGCGATTTAATGAGCAGCATTAATGAAAATGCGAAGCAATTTGCCGGGATGGGAATGAACGCCGAACAAATGCTAGCCACATTGATTGGAGGCGGGAACTCAGGGGCGGCTAGCATCAGTAAGGTTGCTGATAGCGTCAAAGAAGGGTTAGAGCAGTTGAAAGGGTTGGAAAGTATCAGTCAATCAACGTTTTCAGCGTTGGGTCTTGATGCTGCCAAGATGTCTGGCAATCTAGCAGCCGGTGGGAATCAAGCCAATCAAGCTCTCCTTACGACGCTAGTTAGCTTGGCTAATCTTGAAGATCCGCTGGTTCAGGGACAGATCGGTGCGGAGTTGTTCGGCGACAAATGGCACCAGGTCAAAATGAATGTCATGACAGCATTGGAACAAGGTCAACAAGGCATGGGTGCTTTCCAGGGTGCTGCATCTACCGCAGCTTCCTCGTTAGAGGAAACCTTCGGCTTCCAGTTACAGTCGCTTCGAAGGAACTTTTCTGACGCCTTTGCCCAAGCCGGGGAAGGAGCCTTAGCTGTGCTTGTTCCGATTATCACACAGATTAACGATGCGTTTCAGGCTGGGTCCATTCAGCCCTATTTCGAAGCCATACGTATTGGAGTCGAAGCTGTTACTACGGCGCTTGCCGGTTTTTATGAATTCGTAACCTCTAATGGAGCAGTGATTGAGCCCATCATTATGGGGCTTGTTGCCGCGTTTGCTGCTTGGCGTGTCATAGCACTGGCAACGGCAGCGGCAACTATGATTTCTTCCATCGCGTTGCAAGTTCAAGCCGCTTTAGTAGGAGGGCTGGCTGGCGCTTGGAAATTGCTTAATGCTGTTTTGGGCAAAAATTTATTTATCATGATTACTGCTGCAGTTATAGGTCTTATCGTATGGCTTGTGCACCTCTGGAACACTAACGATCAACTTGTAGCAGGAATGTATCGCATTTGGAATGGTTTGTTAAATTTCTTTGATCAAGTCCCTATATTTTTCGCTAAGATTTTCTTTTCAATCCTCAACGGCTTTCAAGCACTTAAAGTGAAGGCGCTGGGGGTTATTGAATCGCTAGCTAACGGGGCCATCGACTTAATAAATGATCTTGTTTCAGTATTTAATACAATTCCAGGGTTTAATCTGGATTATGTTCAACATGTATCCCTGGTTGCAGATGCTCAAGCGGAGGCGGATCGCATCAAACAAGCCTCAAAGGATCAGTTGGACAAAATGAAACAGGATGCAGCTGCGAAAGCAGCTCAACGTGAGCAAGATGTATTAGATTACGTAAAAAACCGTGAAGACGATCGTGCAAAAGGATCGGCAAAGGAAGCCGCAGAACGGGCTGCTCAACAACAAGATCAAGGTAATCCTGGCGCTTGGAATGCAGGTGACTCGGCAGCGCTACCAAGAGGAGCACAGGCTGGTGTCGGTGCACTAGGAGGAATTGGAGCGAATGCTAGCAAGATGGCCACTGCTCCTGAATCGTTCGTAGATCCAGGAAGATCAGCCAAAATGGGGGCAAGTTCTCTTCAATCGCCTGATATTAATCAAGTTGGCAAAGTCAACGAAGTAGGAAAAATCAATCAGGAAGTAGACATTTCGGATGAAGAAATTCGAATGATGCGTGATTTAGCCGAAATGCGCGCTATTCAAAATTTTGTCACTTTAACACCAACTGTTCAAGTAACGACCGGACCGATTTCTAAAAATGTGGATGTCGAAGAAGTAGTTCGGCAAATCACTACCAGTATGGAAACGGAAATAGGGTCCTCGACACAAGGTCTTTACGGGTTTTAAATTTTTAGTGAGGCGCCTGTGTAGGCGCCTCTTTTGCAGGAGGTGAATGAAAGTGGAGTCAAACAATTCGAGGACGCTTAAGCCGTTTTCTATGATTTTAGAGTTTAATGGTGGAAAAGAAGCGCTTGAATTTCCGGTACTTCCTGAGAAAATTACGATCAAACGCTCAGGGGGCGGGAACGATTTTAACATCATTGGCAAGGGGCGAGTGGCGACAATTGAAAAGCCGAATCTCGCTGAAATTGATATTCAAAGCTTTTTTCCTTCTCAGATGCATCCCTTTGTGACCTCTAAACAATTGGACGAGCCTTGGGTTTATGTTCATAAAATTAATCGGTGGATCCACTCAGGTTACCCGATCCGGTTTATCTATACTGGCATTGATCCTACCAATTTAAAATCAAAGCTCTGGCTGCCAATGACGATAGATTCATTCGAACGATGGGAAGAGGCTGGCTCGCCGGGCGATGTTAATTTCAGCTTGAAGTTAAGAGAATATGTCTTCTACGCACCAATAAAAATAACCTACAAAACTAAAAATGATGGCACTACAGAACAAGAAATAGATCCACCGCAGCGACCGGATCTTAGAGTACCGCCAACAACGTACACCATCATCAAAGGGGATACCTTGATCAAAATTAGTATGAAGCTGTATAACGGGGATAGCAGCCGCTGGAAGGAAATCCAGAAACTTAATCAACTGTCTGATAGTGACCTCAAGAAGCTTCAAATTGGTCAAGTATTAAAGGTGCCTTTGCCAAAAACGTAACTCGTTAGTGAGGAGGAGGCGAGTCAACTGCTGAAAGTGACGATTGATAATCGTAGTGGAACACGTTGGGACGTCACATCGCTTGTGCCGGAACTCAATTGGAAAACCATGCGCGTTGGCAAAGCAGGCGTGTGCGATTTTCGAATCGTTCGGACACGCTCGTTGCAAGCTTCTGAACAGTTTCCCGTTAATTGTGGCGATACAGTACAGGTGTGGTATGAGGAGAACTGTTTTTTTCAGGGCTATATTTTTACAGTCGAGGAAGACCAGGAGCGCGTGGTTAAAGTAACCGCTTTTGATCAAATTCGTTATCTGATGGAGAGCGACACGTATGTGAAAAAAAATATAACTGCCACACAAGTTATAAAAGACAATGCTCTGGCTGTTGGTCGTTTATTGGGCCCGATTGCGGATACAAAGTACGTCATACCGAAGTTTTCTATGGATGGCCAAAAACGACTCGATATGATCTGCAAAGCATTGGATGAGACATTAATGGCTGATGGTTCGATGTTCATTTTTTATGATGACGCAGGTCTGCTCACCTTGCGCAATGTTACCGATATGAAGGTTAATCTTATCCTTGGAGAAAATAGTCTCGTCTATGGGTATTCAACCAGTCGCGATATTGACAGCAATACTTATAACCGGGTAAAGCTCGTACGCGATAACAAGGAATCTGGCAAGCGGGAAGCGTTTATCGAACAGGATAGCGATACCATTGCCATGTGGGGCCGACTGCAATTTTGGCAAAAAGTAGATGAGGGATTAAACGAGGAACAAATAAAAGCGATGGCTCATCGAATCATGCAATTAAAGAACAGGCAGCAACGTTCTTTTAATCTGGATGCCATTGGTTACATCTCTGTTCGAGCGGGCTCTATTTTGCAAGTGACCATGCCACATTTAAATCTGGACCGGAACTTTCTTGTGGAGGAATGCAACCATAAGTTTGCTGGACAAACCCATACGATGAAGCTGGAGCTCAATGCGTATGAAGTGGAGATGGAGAGGTTGTGAACAATTATGAGTATGAATGATATGGTTAAAAAAATCGTCAAACAAAGCCTGGATGCTCAACAGTTAGCCAGTGCAATGTATGGAAAGGTAACGTCTATCCATCCGCTAGAGGTTCTTGTGGATCAACGTTTTTCGATTCCATCCGAATTTTTAATATTGCCCGAGCATTTAACGGAGTACAAGGTAGAGCTTGGGCAGCAAACCTTATTGATTCGCAAGGGATTGGAAGTTGGCGATAAATTGATTTTGATACGATCCGATGGCGGGTTGCAATATGTTGTAGTGGGGAGGTTGAATCTATGATCCTACCTTCTGGCTCTTCTCAACTACTGGCTGTGAGCCAGTCTGAACAACCCAGTCTTACTTATAAGCTATGTTTAAGCGATGGGCGAGTGATCGGTCAGGTGGATGGAGTTGAAGCGGTAAAACAGTTCGTTAACAAACAGTTGCGTACGGAGCGATTTGCACATGAAATCTACACTGGTCGTATCGGCAACAGTATATACACTTCGGATATCGAGAGTGCTGTAGAAGAGGCGCTCTTGATAGATGAGCGTATCGTGGCCATCGAAAATATGACTTCGCGGCAAATCAAGGATGAAGTCGAACTGAAATTCACTGTTGTCACGAATATCGGTCGCTTCGAGGAGGAGGTGACATTCAATGTATGAAGCTCAAACCTTCAAAAGCATTCTTGAGCGAATGTTGGATCGGGTGCCTGATAACATTGACAAACGGGAAAGCAGTATCATCTATGATGCTTTAGCTCCCGCAGCGGTGGAGTTGGCTAATCTGTACCATGAATTGGATGTCAATTATCAATTATTTTTTGCAGATACAGCAACAGGCGAGTATTTGACGCGACGAGCAGCTGAACATGGCGTAACTCGCAAACCGGCGACAGCGGCTGTTCGCCTTGCCAAATTTCTGGATGAACAAGGTGCATTGGTAGAGGTTTCGGTTGGCTCTCGATTGGCAGCGGAAGGGAATGCCTATCGTGTGACGAATCGTCTGGCGCTTGGGCAGTATGAACTCACTTCGGAGACAACTGGCGTCTTAGGCAATCAATACTTTGGAGCTATCCTGCCTCTGGACTACATTCCAAGCCTGGCCACGGCAGAACTGTTGGATGTCATTGCCCCAGGACAAGAAGAGGAGTCGGATGGGGCTTTGCGGGCAAGATTTATGCAAGCGATCAATGAGCAACCCTTTGGCGGAAATGTTGCAGATTATCGAGCCAAGATCGGCAGTTTCCCAGGTGTCGGTGGCGTTAAAGTTTATCCGGTTTGGAACGGAGGAGGCACGGTTAAAGTGACGATAATCGATAGCAATTTTGACGCTCCGTCAAGCTTCCTGCTCCAGTCGGTGCAAGAGACGATCGACCCGCCTGATACCAGTGGCCAAGGTCTCGGCCTGGCGCCGATCGGTCATCAAGTTACGGTTGCCGGCGCTCAACCAGTTGTTATTGACATTGAAACTACATTGACTCTGCAAGAAGGGATCACGCTGTCACAAATTGAGCAAGAGGTGCAAGCAATAATCGCGGCATACTTCTTGTTGCTACGCGAAGCTTGGGCAGCTGAATCAGGAATTGTAGTGAGGGTGTCTCAGCTTGAATCTAGAATCCTCGGCATTTCCGGAGTATCGGATATTACTTCGACTTTTTTGAATGGGGAATCCGCCAACATTGAATTGCAAACCGATGAGATTCCGATAGTTGGAGAGGTGGTGCTTCGTGGCTGAGCCTTTGATTAGCTATCTGCCTCCTTTTTATCAGGATGTCCGTGAGTTCGTAACGCTAACCGAGACGGAAGATGTTGAGTTCTCTGCTCTGTCTGCGGCTGTAGCGCGTCTGCTGGACGACCAATTCATTATGACTTCGAACGAAGATGCGATCCGAAGACGTGAGCGTATGCTTGGTATCTTAGCTGATCGTGGTAGTGAGACGTTGAGTTTTCGAAGGGTTCGTCTGGTTAACCGGTATTCCACCAAGCCGCCATTTACCTTAACCTATCTCCAGCAACGATTGGATTTTGTAGCGGGGGCGCCAGGACTTGCATTAGCGGATATAGATTTTCAGGAACTTGTCCTAACTATACTGGTGGGAGTCGAAAATGCTGCCGTTTTAAAGGAAATCGAGCATACCATCCATGGTATTAAGCCCGCTAATCTTGTCTACAAGCCGATAACCTTTACTTCTGAGTCGATCGGTATAAGAGATCAGGCGTTTTCGATTGGACTGGATCGAAGAACGCTTCTTGGCAGTTGGAAGCTGGGCGTTGATCCGATAGCGATAAGACGAAATGAGGTGGCCTTATGATCCAGCCGAGTTATCTACACGAGATAGCCGAGTATACAGGGACCAGAATTGCATTCATTGTTTTAAATGAAACTGTTGTACTTAGTGAGTTTCTGGTGAAAGAAGCAACCGCCAATGCTCTGGTGTTGGAGTATTTGGTGCCTAAAGGACTCGTGAATGAGGTGTCGAAGGTGGAACTAAAAAATTCCGAGCAACAGGTGATTAGTACCCGATCCGTAAAGGTTCCTATCGTAGAAGACACAATAATGCGTCATGTAATGACGGTTGAGGAGGTAAACTAATGGCCTATAACGGAAAAACAAACTGGCAACATAATGACACCGTAACAGAGAAAGACATGAATCGTATCGAGCAGGGAATCAAAGATAATGCGGATGCTGTTGATTCGTTGAACGAGCCTGGAGCGATAACCGATACCAAAATTGGAAATCGGACCATAAATGATGCTACGGCAGCGTCCAGTGATACAGGATCGATAACCACCTTGCTTGGACGAATGGCAAATATGACAAAGGCTATTACAGGCGGAGCAACTTGGCGGACGGCGCCTGTGAAGTCGCTCACGCAATTAAATAATGAAAAAGCGCCGCTGGCTTCTCCAACTTTCACTGGTACACCTGCTGTACCTACTGCAGCGGCTGATACCAGCACAACGCAGGCTGCATCTACAGCTTTTGTCATGGGCCAAGCTTCGACTGCCGTTCCTTCCCGGGATAACGGGTTAGGTGCTGCGGGATCTGCCAGCCGCTGGGCACGAGCCGATCATCAACATCCTGCTGTATACGCAGATGACTATGCAACTGCGTCCACGCTCCCCGGCGCCTACCCGCGCGGGCAGAGCGTTTTTTTTGTGACATCGGCTGCAGGTGGATGGCCCAGCGGACAGGGAACGGTGCAGACCATAAAGGGTAACACCACATCCGCAGTTGTTCAGTATTTTTATCCGTCTGATGCTGCTGGTCAAGCCAGCGTCCGCTTTGCTGGCTCGGATGCTAATGTCTGGGGCGCATGGGGGAACGCACATGATTCCCGTAATCATAACAGTACAGGCGATCCCCATGGGCAGTATGTGAAGAAGAACGGCGATACAGTGACGGGTAACCTGACTCTGGAGGGAGGGACAACGTTTTCGGGACGACCCTCCTTTACTGCAACTGGCGGCGCTCCCTTTCAAGTGGCTTCGTCCAGCACGGTAACCAACCTTAATGCTGATCTGTTGGATGGTCAGCAAGGTGCATTTTATCAGAATGCCTCAAACCTGACATCTGGAACGGTAGCTGCTGCGCGTCTTCCAGCCGCAACCACAGGAAGCCAGGGGGCAATGACAGCCTCGGACAAGGCTAAACTCGATGGAATCGCTGCTGGCGCCAACAACTATACGCACCCCTCTAGCCATCCTGCGTCCATTATAACGCAAGATGCTAGCAATCGATTCGTCACTGATGCGGAGAAGTCGGCCTGGAATGCAAAAGAAACGCCTGCCGGGGCACAGACAAAAGCGGATGCAACTCTCGCTGCTCACGTAGCTGCGTCCAACCCGCACACGCAATATGCTCGGGGGACAGAGCTTGCGGCTCTGCAAGCGGAGGTCAACGACCTGGCCGCGCAGCAAGGCGAGGCTGCGGCTATTATCCGCACACTTGCACAAGGGGTCAACGTGCTGGACTCCGACCGGGCTACTGCTATGGATGCGGTGATTGGGGGGCAGACACGATATAACCTGCTGGGCAGCGATGGCGGGTGCGAGAGTCTGACGCCGTTTACCGTAAGCAATTCGTCAATCGTAATAGACAGTAAAATAAAACGGAGCGGCAACAATTCAATTAAAGTGCCAGGTGTAGAGGGAGCCGCAAGATATTTCAGCAAGGACTACCTGCAACCACTTGACCCAACAAAGACTTATATAGTTGGCGGATGGGTATACGTCGAATCATTCGCGTCGGGAGCTATCCCGCGCATTGTTTTGTGTGATGTAGGTACAACCACTTCAAGGTATTCTGCCCAATCGTCAATATCAACCATCGGGCAATGGCAGTTTGTATATGTGAAGGTACCGACGGCTAACACACTTGTCGGTAGTGGATTCCGCTTGTTCGTCGGGTTTGGTAATTCAGCGGTGTGCACAGCCTACTTTGACGAGATAAGAGTTGTCGAGCTCCCCGAGGCCGAGTACGCCGCCATTGGCTCAACCATTACCGGAGAGGAGGTAGATGCACTTATCCCGTATATCGACGGGGTGCAATCGGTAAGGGGTGTCTACCTCAACAATCCGGGGCGTAACCTTTATCCTGCCTTGCCCGATACTAGTATTATCGGTGGAGGGTACGGCACTTATGAGGTGTTGACAGCTTGCTCCCTAAAAGTTACAGCAAATGCATCTGGTAACAGTTTTGCTTATGCTTATCTCCCTGTCATACCTAACAAGCAGTACACCTTCGTAGCAGATATTATTGGGGATTCTGGTCGTATTGGAGTCTATAGCCATGATGGATCAAGTGCCCTCCGCGTTTATGACAAGACGCCTAGGACATTCAACAGCGGGAATAACAACTATGTGCGCCTCTATATGAGGACGGAACAAAGTACGACATCCGAATTTGTGAATCCGATGCTCGTCCTCGGCGACGCCTCCGCGCTGCCCACGTCGTTTGTGACGCGAGATGATCAGACGCACATGGCAGACGTCACACTACGCAGCCTGCCGTCGGGCCTGCGAGATAGTTACAATAGCCGGACACGTCAAGTATGGCGAGTTTCGGGAGAGGTACAGCTGGGAGATTTGGGAGTCCCGGCGCTTGTTACGACACCTACCAATGTTGACTTTATCCGATACCTCAAGCCTAGCAATATGTATACCGCTCAACTGTCCGCCACAGATGCTCTCGTGGAGGGATTTACCCACGTCCCGGCAGGATTATCTTCAGATAACGCTAGTAACATCGGCAAATATAGCGTCACGGTCATTACTGGGGGTATAACGTTTATCGTTGCGAAGGGGACAACGGTAGCCCAATTCGAAGCTTCGGTCAACAAGTCAGCCAAGATCGTCTACCGCCTTGCAACGCCCGTAACGGAGGAAATAGCCTCCGAGGGAGCGATTGCTCTGCATCCGGGGGTTAACTTGGTGGAACTGCGGACGGGACTCATTTCGCGCGAGAAGGCGAATCCTGGGATAGTTAGCGGTCAGTGGCGTATCAATGATTTCAACGTACCATCATCATTCTTGGTAAATCGCACCGTTCAAATCCTCGCGGTCTACAAAGGCACGGCCAAGGACAATGATTGGCTGCTACAATATGTACCGGCTACGGGCAACATGCGGGCTATGATCTCAGAGTCGCTATATGACCAGAATGCCAATTACTACGTCACCTATCTAAACCTTGACCGTCACGCCTACACGACGGCCATCAACGAGGCTGAGGCGAGGTATAACCCTAATATGGGGGGGACAGTCGGGGATTTGCTAGAGAGAATGGCGCGGGAGACACGGCGAAATGACGCACAGGATCGGGCTATAGACTACGAATCATCGCTTGGAGAAAATACCCGTAGAGATTTAGATGAGTTAACCAAAGAGACTAAGCAAATCACCAAGACATTATCGCATGGTGTTAATGTAATTGAGTCTAACCAAACAGCCCCGCTATCTGTAATTGCGTTGGGACAGACGGACTACAATATCGTCATCGGCGGCGGATGTGAGAGTCTTGCAGGTTGGAACACTACGGGGTTAGCTCCACAGGTATCGTCTGCGCAAAAGCGCAGTGGCAATAACTCTATTTACATTCAGCCGTCGACAACGCAAAACAGCTACATCTGGCGGGATATCCCCTTTAAGCTCGACGTCACAAAGTATTATGTCGCGGCGATGTGGATATACGCCGAAGCTTTACAGTCAGGAGGAGCGCTTGAGTTGTCGTTGCGAGACATTGGCACTTTTACAACACGTTACGCAGCCTATGCTCTGACTGGTTTAACAGTTGGAGCGTGGAATTTGGCCATTCTAAAAATCCCGACAAATAACACCTTGGTTGGTAATGGATTCCGGATCCTCGCAGGTCGGGGAGGAGCTGGTGAGTCATCCGGCTACGTCGATGAGATCCGGCTGCGTGAGGTGACGCCCGGACTCTATAATGCCATCGGCACGACCATTACCGGAGAGGCGGTGGATACGGTTATCCCGTATATCGATGGAATTCAATCGGTGCGGGGGCCTGCGATCACCGTAAAAGGCCGGAACTTACTGCCTTGGATGGAGAACGATTATAACGAGGGCACAGGGTCCACGACCTACCCTAACGTGTGGGAAAACAGCAGGCTCAAGGTACAAGATGGTTCTTCTAACGTCCACGGTCGAGGGGTTTGGGTAGATGTTGTACCAGGTCGGCCTTACACTGTTAGCTTTTTGATGGAACGTGAATTGGGACAAGGTGGAATGGCAATTGGGTACAATAGCAGAGACTCAGTGCTGTTATCCATAAGTGGATTTTCACCGGGTAAAAGGTCCTACACATTTACACCGCAGCAAAACAGAGTTCATTTGCGGTTTTTCTGTACGGGGACAACGGCAGATGGTGCGGCAAGGCCTTGTTATTTTTCCGATTTGATGCTTGTTATCGGCGAAGCACCCGCGCTGCCCCCATTGTTTGTACCTCGTGAGGATCAGACTCACATTGCTGACGTGACTTTGCGCAGCCTCTCATCAGGCATACGTGATCGATACGAGGCATCAATCGGCAAGGTATGGCGAGCGCTGCAGGAAGTGCGGTTGAGCGATCTGGTATATCATGAGAGCATCACAACCGGCGGTAATGTCGACCGTATCCGATATCAACGTCCTCCAGGATGTGCACAAGGCGCGGTTTTTGATGTGGTGATGGTTGAAGGCATGGCAGTCCAAAGCGGCACAATTGATACACTTGCCAATATTGGTAGGTTCTCCACGACAGTATCTACCGCGTACATCGACTTTATCGTCGCAAAGGGTACCACACGTACGACCTTTGAGGCAACGACGAACATGTCGGCTAAGATTATTTATCTACTGGCTACGCCAGCCTGGGAGGATGTGGCACATAGCGGAGCACTGACGGTAAATCCAGGTCATAATGTGGTTGAGGTGCGAACTGGGGTTGTGCTACGTGAGGAGGTCGGGACTACTGAATCGTCAGGTTGGCGCTACATCAACGCGAGTGTCGGGGGCAAGTTGTTCCAGCGTGCTGATGTGATACTATGGGTCAGTGGCGGTGACGAGCCAGCGTGGCATATGCTCCAGCGAGGCAGCGTCGACGCATCTTATGGACTCGGTTTTGCTCGGATCTTGCCCGATCTGTTTGACGCCAGCAAGGATAAGCGTTATGTCACCTATCTCGTCCTCGATCGTCATGCCTACACGACAGCAATCACGGAGGCCAGCATCACCATGGCGGTCAATCTCGGCAGCACGGTCGGAATCAACACGGAAGACATCGCTCGGATCAAAGTCCACAACGACAATCAGGACTTCGGCATACGCGAGTTGCAGCTTGACGCCTGGGCGCTCGAGACAATGAGCGCTAACCGCAATGGCTATGGTGTGACAACGGGGACGGGTACTGCTTATATGGTAGCATTGACGCCGTTACCAGTGGGCATTTCGGCGGGGCTGCGTATTACCCTAAAGCTACACGCCACCAACGGCACTGACCCAACGATTAATGTTAACGGTTTGGGAGCAAAACCGATTCGAAAGCCCAATGGCACTGCACCTGCTGCCGGACTGCTCAAGGCCAATAGCGTCTATACGCTGGTGTATGACGGTACAATGGCTTTTATCTTACAGGGTGAGGGAGGTGAGTACGGAGACGCCGCAGCAGGGGACGTGCTGGCGGGCAAGACGATCGGCACCGAGGATGGTCTGGTGACAGGCATATTGGCCCTCACCGGGGACGCTACGGCCGCGCAGGTCCTGACCGGGCGTACCTACTACGACACGGATGCCAAGGCGCGGCGGACGGGATCGATGCCCAACAGAGGCGCGGTAACGATCACGCCAGGCACCGCTAATCAGACGATCCAAAACGGCTACCACAGCGGCAGCGGCGTTGTGCAGGGCAGCGCCAACCTCAAGGCAGCTAATATCCGGTCGGGGACGACGATATTTGGTGTGACCGGCACGCTCATTCCTGCGCGGCTGGAGGCGGCAGGTGGCGGCACACCGCAGGTATTCGGCGAGTTTACCGTGACGGGGCTAGCCTTCCAACCGAGTATTATCATTATATACACCCAGATTAATTTTAGCGGCATGGGGGGGAATACCCAGCTTTTGTACACCGATCCAAGCGGTACGGCAAACCTGTACGCCGCCTACCCCAACGGCGGTACCAGTATGGAGCGGACGCAGTACGTGTCTAACCGGTGGACGATCAATAGCAACGGCTTTGTTGTACGCGGCGTCACGGAGTTTGTGTCCTGGCGGGCGCTGGGGCCTGCGCAGTCATAAGGAGGGATAACGTGGAGATAGGTAGACGGATATACTACGATCCATCGACAGGTGACGTCATTGTGGACACTGGCGAGCGTGCGGGGGCTGTCGTGGAGACGACGATAGCACAGGATTTCGCCGTTTACAGCGCCTTGGCCAGATGGGAGCCGGAGAATGTTGGCGTACTGGAGCTTGATTACGGCCAGCATGCAGAAGAGTTTGTGTCATGCAAGAGTTACCGGATTGAGGATGGTGCGGTCGTATACGAGTTTGGGGACAAGTCAGACCCTGCTTAGGGCCTTTCCTTATAACAGATGTAAGTGTACTCCAGGAGGGAGGTGAGGACATGGACTTAATCAGCGAGGATACAGCAAAGCGACTGCAGCGAGTGGAACAGCAGATCGCCGAAGTACAAAGCGAAATGCTCCGGTCAGCGCAGGAGTATCTTGCCGTTCAAGCGCGAATCGAGCTGCTGGAGAAGAGCATCGAGCGGCATGACGAAGAGCTGCGAGAGCTCAAAGAACTCTCCCGCAGTCTCCAGCAGCAATACGACCGCTTCGGCGAGAAGATCGACAAGTTGGAGAGCAAGCTGTTCTCGTGGATGCAGCAGCTGCAGCGCGACAATGCCGAGCTGATCAAAGCCGCCCAGACGGAGGGGGCGCTCGAGCGCCAGACGACCCTGAAGTCCTGGATGACCTTCCTCCAATATGTCCTCGGCGGCACGATCTTTATCATTGTCGCTTATGTGTTTGGCGTAAACTTCATAAGATAGGAGGGATGACCC